CCTCATCAATTATTGGTGGGGTTTTTTCTTTACGCTACAATAAAACTAAATTACTTTATTAATCGTGGCAGCCACTATAAATGCAACTATAAAAGATGCTAATGCTAATAGTTATGTCACATTGACAGAAGCTAATACTTATTTTGAAACAGTTCCAGACTCTTCAACATGGACTAATAAAACTGATGATCAAAAAAATAGAGCTTTAATATCTGCAACTAGATGGATTGATAGTTTTGTATTTTATGGAGATAGATGTGATGATGGTCAGGCATTAAAGTTTCCTAGAAATAATTACCAAGTAGATGGTGTTGAACTAGCTTGTTCTACTATCCCTTTAAATATTAAATATGCACAATATGAATTAGCTAGAGCTTTGGCAAATGATACTGATGCTATTACAGGTACAACTGGTAAAGATGGTAATTTTGAAGAAGTAAGATTAGGAGATATACAGGTTAAATACAATACTGCAAGTCAGGGAACTGGAGCTATAAATAATATTATGGATGTTTATCCTTGGTTACAAAGTTATCTTGGAGCATATATGCTTGGTGGAGCAGGTACTTTTCAGATGAGAGTAGTTAGAGGATAATGGCAGGTCAATTAGATTCATTACTAAAAAGTGTAGCTAAACAAGTTGTTGCTGATTTAGGTAGTTCTTTAGATTCAACTATTGTCTATACAAAAAAAGGAGTCTCTAGTTATAACGTAGAGACAGGACAAAATATCACTGTAGATACAACTTATTCAGATTTAAAAGTTCCTATTGAGTTTGTTCAATCTACAGAAGATGATGGGAGAGAAAGAAGAGAGGCAAAAATATATATTACACCTGATTTGATTGGAGATAATCAACCTAGTTTTGATGATGAAGTTACATTAACTTATGCTGGATCTACAAGAGTAGGACAGATAGTTAATATAGATACAAGGCAAGGTGGACAGACTTATCTGTTTACTTTATTAGTGAGGTTCTGATGGCTAGAAGTAAAGGTATTGAAAATATAGAAAGAGATCTTACTGGTAACTTAGAACGTGATTTAAATACTCTTGTTCGTGCTGTATTAACTGACTTATCTACAAAAGAATATAGTCCTGTTGATACTGGATTTTTTGTTTCTAGTTGGACCGCTGGTACTCAAAGACCTAGACCTGATGAAGCTAGAGAATCAGTTGCACCTTGGAGTAATATAAAACCTAGAAGAGATGGAAGACAAAATAATCCTCAAGCAGTAATTGAACCTAGGTTTATTGATGAAATACCAAATTTTAAACCTTTTTCTAAAGTATTTATTGGTAATAGGTCACAATATGCAGCTAGAGCTTTAGCTTCTCCTAATAGTCGAATACCTCAATATGTTCAAGGTGAATTAAGACGACTTATAAATACAGTATTTACTGAAAAACCAAAACTAGGTATTGCTGCATTTGGTACTGGTGTTAGAGGTAAATCTGATAATGTAAGATTCAAAGGAAAAGGTATTGGTGGATTTAGTGATCCTAGTTCTGTATTCGTTGATTACGAAAATCCATGACTTTAGTTAACACACGAGCAGCTTTTGAAAAAGCAGTTACCGATGCAGTTGCAGATGTTGATCCAACTGTAGAAATGATTTATGACAATATGGTTTATAAGACTCCTGGTAAAACTAAAAAATATATTGTTATGTCAATAGATTTTGCACAAGCTACAACGCAGACTCAAGGTGCATCACAGGATTTTTACTCTGGTGTAATTCAATGTAATATCTATGTTCCTAGAGGAAAAGGTAGTGCTACGTTATCTGAATTAGGTGAAGCTGTAATTGATGGACTTACTTCTGTTAATGCTTCTACTTATACAGATACTTTTAGTTGTGATCCTAGAGTGCTTGATGTCGTTGGCCCTGCCCCTATCGAATTAGATGACTCTTCACACTTTCTTGGCTTAATATCTTGCCAATTTACCGCTAACGCTTAGTATACTAAAGTAAGTATACTAATTTTATGACTAGAGCAGTTGACCTTTTAAGAAACAAGTTTGGGATCTCTCAGCTTTATAAACATGATGTTATTAAAAATAATGAGGTAATTTTTTCTGTTTATTGGCATCCTTTAACTATTGCTGAAAGAGAATCCATAATTAAAAAAAGTGGAACTGAAGATAATAATGATTATGCTTTACAGATGATGATAGAAAAAGCATTAGATGAAGATGGTAAAAGACTTTTTCAAGATGGAGATAAGGCATCTTTAAGAAGAGAAGTTGAAGCCACTATTCTTGAAGAAATACAATTAGCAATGGTTAACTCTGGTGCTGATAAGGAGGTAAAAGAGGCTAAAGCCGATTTGAAAAGCTAATAAAGATTGGCAGTTTTTATTCTCTTTAGCTAAGACATTACATAAAACTGTAGCTGAGTTATGTGAGACTTTGACTATTGAAGAGATGATAGGTTGGGCTGCTTATAACGAGATTGAAAATGATGAATATAAAAAACAACAAGAACAAGCACAGAAAGCTAGTGCTTTACGAGGCAAAAGAAGGTAATATAGAGAAAATGTTTTAATTTTTATAGCAAGTGGCTAATTATAATATAGATATTGCTGTTGCTTTAAAAGGTGCTAAACAATTAACTTCTTTCAATAGGGAAGTTAAAGCTACAAGTACAAGTATAGATTCTTTTGCTAAACAATTAAAATCTGCTGCAAAAGATCAAAATATACTTGTTAAAAATCTTGATAATTTAAATCTTGCACTAGCAAATGCAAAAAAGAATTTTAATGCTGTTGCTTCTGGTACGAGTTTACAAGAGAAAGCTGCAAGACAATTAGTACTTGCGGAAAAACAATTAAATAAAGAATATCAACAAAGAGAAAGATTATTAAATAATTTAAGAACTTCATATACTCCAATGCCTTTGCCTGGTTCTGGAGTTGGATCAGATCCTATTGCAAAATCTATTGCTAGAAGACAAAGAAAATTATTAAGAGGAGCAAATCAATATAGTGGTCCGATAGGCCCAGGTGAAGCTGTACCTGCAAATTTAAGATCACCATTGCCACCAAGCTCTCCTTTATTGAGATCCTCAATAGACCCAGGTCAAAGTCTATTTGGTCAAAGTGTTGGAGGTGCATCTGATAGAGCAAGACAAATTCTTGCAGAGGAACAAGCATTGCAAGCAGCTTTGGCAAATATGGGTCAAAGGTTTACTGGCCCTGGAAATATCACACCGATGGAATTAACAGGACAAAGTGAAAGTATTTTTAGAGGTCAAAGTGTCAATATAGAAAGAAGAATTGAACAAACTTTAGAAAACAGAAAAAAATCTGAAAAAGAAATAATAAAAATAAGAGAAACTGCTGCAAAAAAAAGAGAAATAAAAGAAAAAAAATTAATTGAATTAAGAAAAAGATCAGAAAAATTAATTGCTCAAGATCGTGAGCGAGCAATATCTGCAAGAGGTCGGATTGCTTCTAATATCCCAACTATTGGTAATTTGGCAGGTGGGTTTAGAGGCCAATTTAAAGAAGGAGGTGCTTTTGCTGCGACAGGAGGACAAAGAGCAAAAGGTGCATTAAGTAATGCTCTGATTGGTGGTGGTTTTCCTCTGTTATTTGGTCAAGGTGCTTTAGGTGCTGCTGGTGGTGGTATCGGTGGTGCTTTGGGTGGTGCTTTAGGTGGAGGATTTGGTTTTGGTTTATCTATAGCTGGTACTGCATTAGCTCAACAGATACAACAGACTCTTGATTTTAGAAAATCTATTAGAGAACTTAATAAAGAAATGGAAAGAATGGGTATTAGTTCAAATATAAGTGGATCACAGGTAAGACAACTAGGTAAGTCTTTAGGTATTACAAAAGAAGAAGCAGTAAAAGCTTTACAAGAGTTTAAACGATTTGGCAATCAAGCAGTTTTGATTGCTGAAAAGTTTGGAGGAGATTTTGCTAAATTTGACGCTATTGCACAAGCAAATACAGTTCAATCTGCATTAGCAGCAATAAGAAAAATTAATAAAGATTTGACATTAGATGATGAGTTGAGATTTATAAATTCAGTAAGAAGGCTTGGTGTCGAAGCAACAATAAATCAAATGCTTGATGAAATGTTAGAAAAAGAAAAGAAAATAAAAACAGAAGGTTTTGGTCAGGGAGAGGGTAAAAATACAGGTGCTAATCGAAAAAGATTAGGTCAATTAAATCGTGAAAGAGATGCAACTCAAGAAATAGTTGATAAAAATAAAGCATTTTCAGCAGAACTTACAATAATAAGAGATAAGTTTGTAGAAAATAGAGATGCAGCAGAGGCAACTAATCGTTCTATTGAATCAGGTTTAGAAGAGGTAAATGCAGAAATAAGAAAGTTAAAAGATGCACAGTTTTTAGTAGTTGAATTATCAAAAGAAATTGGTTCTGCATTTTCACAATCTTTCAAGGGAATAATAAAAGGAACAATGAGTGTTGGAGATGCATTTAGAAATATGTTTATGCGTATAGCAGATCATTTCTTAGATATGGCTGCACAAATGGCTGCTGCATCAATATCAAAAGGATTTATGGGATTTTTAGGAAATATATTTGGTGGATTAGGTGGAGGTTTACCCAGTTCACAAGTATTGGGTCAGAGAGCATCAGCAATGACAGGTATTCCTATGGATTTACCCGCAGGATCTTTTGCTAATGGTGGTTATGCACAACGTAATAAATCTTATTTAGTTGGAGAACGTGGCCCTGAGTTATTTACCCCTGGTGCTGCTGGAGGTCAAGTTAGTCCTATGGGTTCAACAAATATAGTTGTAAACGTAGATGCTTCTGGTTCTAGTGTGCAGGGTGACGAAGATCAGGGTAGAGAACTTGGTCGTCTTATCTCAGTTGCAGTACAATCTGAAATAATACAACAACAAAGACCAGGAGGATTACTTGCATAATGGCTACGTTTCCTTCAATAAAACCTACATACGGACAACAAAAAAGATCAGCACCATTAACTCGTACTGTTCGTTTTGCTGATGGGTATGAACATAGAATTTTATTTGGTTTAGCTCAACATCAAAATCCAAAAGTTTTTCAACTTACTTTTAATGTTTCAGAGACAGAATCAGATGAGATAGAAACATTTTTAGATGCTAGAGCAAACGATAGTGATAGCTTTACTTTTACCCCACCTGGAGAAAGTTCATCTTCTGAATTTGTTTGTGAAAACTGGAGCAAATCAATACCATATAATAATAGAGCAACAATTCAAGCAACTTTTAGAGAAGTATTTGAACCTGCATCATAATGTCAGTAAATTCAGCAGTATTTAGTAATTTACAATCTATTAATCCATCAGCGATTATTGAATTATTTACTCTTCAATTATCTACCGCATTACATGGTGCTAATACTATTTATAGATTTCATGCTGGTAGTAATCTTAATGCAAATGGAAAAATAGTTTGGGCTACGAATGAATACCTTAGATTTCCTGTACAAGCATCAGGTTTTGCTTTTCAAAAAGGACAGTTACCTAGACCTAAAATAGCTATTAGTAATGCCACAGGATTGATTTCATCAATACTTTTATCTGTTAATGAAACAACTGCTGGTAATGATCTTACGGGAGCTACTGTTACAAGAATTAGAACATTAGCTAAATTTATTGATGCTGTTAATTTTGCTGATGGAACAAATGCCACAGCAGATCCTACTGCTGAGTTTCCACAAGAAGTATATTCAATAGATCGTAAATCAACAGAAACTAGAGAAGTTGTTGAATTTGAACTTGCTGCACCAACAGATCTTGCTGGAGTTCGTATTCCAGGCCGTCAAGCTACTCGTTCAATCTTCCCGTCAATTGGTACTTTTGTAGGATGACTTGGAAATATAAAGCACTACTTCATGCACAACGTGAAGATCCGAAAGAATCTTGTGGTTTATTATTGAATATAAAAGGTAAGGAAAGATATTTTCCTTGTCGTAATCTTTCTATGACAGAGCATCAATGTTTTATTATCGACCCAGAAGATTATGTAAAGGCAGATAATACAGGAGAGATAGTTGGAGTGGTTCACAGCCACCCAATAACACCACCTAACCCTAGTCAGGCAGATAAAATTAGCTGCGAAGACAGTAATCTACCTTGGTATATTGTTAATCCAAAAACAGAAGAATGGGCATATTTAGAACCCTGTGGATACAAGCCACCTTTATTAGGTCGGCAATGGGTTTGGGGTATAACTGATTGTTGGAGTTTAGTAAGAGATTGGTATAAGGAAGAAAGAAATATTGAACTTAGAGATTGGGATAGACCTACAACATTAGAAGAATTTAACAATAAACCTTTATTTGAGGACTGTGCTTGGCGAACTAATTTTAGAGAACTTAGACCAGAAGAAAAATTACAAGATGGAGATGTATTACTTATGAGCATTTTGCATCCAACTTTAAATCATGTAGCATTATTTTTTGAAGGTGATGTTATTCATCATTTAACCGATAGACTATCTTGTAGAGAGCCTTACTCTGAATGGTTGCTAAAATGTACGGGAAAGAGGTATCGCTATGCTTCGTAAGTTAAAATTATATGGACAATTAGCAGAATTTATCGGACATAAAGAGTTCGAGATAAAAGTTAATAGTGTTTCTCAGGCAGTAAGTTTTTTAATACATAATTTTCCAGAAGTAGAACGTTATATGAGTCCTAAATATTATCAAGTAAAAGTTGGTAATTATGACATTGATGAAAGTGAATTAGGATATCCTGTAGGACAGGAAGATATACATTTCATTCCAGCAATTAGTGGTGCTGGTAGAGGTTTTGGAAGATTTTTATTAGGTGCTGCATTGATAAGTGCTGCATTTTTTGTTCCAGGAGGTCTTTCTTTATCAAGTGGTCTTAGTACAGGTTTTGGATTTGCAAAAGCAGGTGCATTAGCTAAAGGTTTAGTCTATGTTGGTGCTTCTTTAGCTTTACAAGGAGTCTCTGATTTATTATTTCCATTACCAGAGCCACAGAAGTTTAGTTCAGAGGAAGATCCACAATTATCTTTTAGTTTTAGTGGGGTACAAAATACATCAAGAGCAGGTACTCCTGTTCCAATAGTTTATGGTGAAATATTTACAGGAAGTGTTGTAATAAGTGCAGCGATTGACACTAATCAGGTAGAAGCATGACTGACGAAACTAAGATTATTAGAGGATCAGGAGGTCGACCAAAACCACCCCCACCTCCTTATCGTGCTCCTGATACTTTACATAGTAGAAGTTTTGCTACTGTTCAAGACTTAATATCTGAAGGTGAGATAGAAGGTTTTGCTAGTGCATCAAAAGAGGGTCTTTCAAAAGGTACAACTGCATACGAAAACGCAAGTTTAAAAGATGTATTTCTTGATGACACTCCGATACTTAATTCAACAGCTACAAGTGCTAGTCCTGCTGATACTGACTTTAATTTTCAAGATGTAACCTTTAAATCAAAGTTTGGAACGTCAAACCAAACTGCAATGAGTGGTATTCCTGCCGAGAGCAGATCACCTACTGGTGTTGGGGTTACTGTGACCACCTCTGCTCCCGTTACCAGACAAGTTACAAATACAGATGTAGATGCAATTATTGTTACTCTGACCTGGCCTCAGATACAGGTAGCTGAAGATGACGGAGATATTCGAGGAGATACTGTCGAATATAAGATACAGGTTCAATATAATTCTGGTGGATATACAGATGTTATTAGCACTTCTGTTAGTGGTAGAACAGCAGATGCTTATGCTAGGGATCATAGAATAAATGTTACTGGTGCTTTTCCTGTTGACGTTAGAGTAGTTCGAGTGACAGCAGATAGCACAGATGCAGCAAGAGTAAATGCGTTTCAATTTACTAGCCTTCAAGAAGTTATAGATAATAGTTCAACTTATGCCAACAGTGCTTATGTTGCTCTTCGTTTAGATAGTAAACAGTTCAATCGTATTCCTACAAGAAAATATCGTATTCGAGGAGTAAAGGTAAGAATACCAGGAGCAGGTGCATCTAGTTCTGGCACTCCTACTGTTGACAATGCAACTGGCAGAATTGTGTACCCAGACGGCTACATATTTAATGGAGTCATGGGAGCAGCAACCTATACAAATTGTCCAGCCATGTGCTTGCTTGATTTGCTTACAAATACTAGATATGGGTTAGGAAATCATGTTACTGATAGTAATTTAGATTTATTTAGTTTTGTAGCTGCTAGTAAGTTTGCAAATGAAGAAGTAGATGACGGAACAGGATCAGGTGCAAAAGAAGCTAGATTTAGTTGTAATGTGAATATTCAAAGTCCAAAAGAAGCATTTGCAGCAATAAATGATTTAGCTGGTGTTATGAGATGTATGCCAATATGGTCTGCTGGATCTATAACCATATCTCAAGATAAACCAACCACAGCAAGTTATTTATTTAATTTAGCTAATGTTGGAGAGGCAGGATTTACATATCAAGGTAGCAGTTTAAAACAACGTCATTCTGTTATTTCTGTTAGCTACTTCAACATGGATTCAAAAGAAGTTGATTTTGAAGTAGTAGAAGATGCAACAGCAATATCTAAATTTGGAACGATAGTCAAACAGGTAAAAGCATTTGCCTGTACATCTCGTAATCAAGCTGCAAGATTAGGCCGTGCAATACTTTTTGCTGAACAAAATGAAAGTGAAACAGTTACATTTTCAACTTCAATAGATGCAGGAATTGTTGTTAGACCTGGATCTGTAATTGAAATAAATGACCCAGTAAGAGCAGGAGCTAGAAGGGGTGGTCGTGTAGTGGCAGCAACAACTACAACTATCACTATTGATGCACTGGAACAAACAGGTTTACCAGCATTAAATGATAATCCAACAATAAGTGTAATTTTATCTGATGGAACCGTTGAAACAGGTTCAATATCTGATTTTACAGGTGCTGTTATTACAGTTAATAGTGTTACAAAACCTGATGGTACAACTGCTTCTGCTTTTACCTCCGCACCAAATGTCAACTCACCTTATTTAATATCTAGTACAACATTGCAAACTCAATTATTTAGGGTTATTCAAGTTACAGAAGAAGATGATGTAAATTACACAATTACAGCTTTATCTTATGTTGAAGGTAAATATGCGTTTATTGAAGATGGAACTGCCTTACCAACAAGAACTATATCAGTATTAAATGCTCCTGCCTCTCCTCCTAGCAACTTAACAGTTACAGAGCAGACAGTGGTTATAAATAGTATTGCTAGAAGTAAATTAATTGTTGATTGGCAACCAGTTCAAGGTGTAACTCAGTATTTAGTTAATTACAAATTAGAAAATGGTAACTACGTTTCTCAAGTTGTATTTAGTAGTGATTTTGAAATCTTAGATACTGTAAAAGGAGTATATACAATTCAAGTATTTTCTTACAATGCAGGATTAACTTTATCATCTCAGTTTACAGAGACAACATTTACTGCTCAAGGTAAGACTGCATTACCAGAGAATGTTTCTGGCCTTACTATTGAACCTATTAATGAACAGTTTGTAAGATTAAGATTTACACAAGCAACTGCTATTGATGTTCTTCATGGTGGTCGAGTTTATATAAGGCACTCTAATCAAACTGGAAATAATGCTACGTTCCAATCTGCCCAAGATGTAATTGAAGCTGTAGCTGGTAACTCAACAGAAAGTATTGTTCCTGCACTTGTTGGAACCTACTTATTAAAGTTTCAAGATGATGGTGGTAGATTTAGTGCTACAGAAGCAAAAGTAGAGCTATCTTTAGTTGATATTTTAGATTCTATTACAGTTAAAACTGACAGAGAAGATACAGATGGAACACCATATAACGGAACTAAATCAAATGTTACTTACGATTCATCTCTTGGTGGATTAAAACTTACAGACCCATCAGTAAATGCTACTGGTACTTATGACTTTGTAGATACTCTTGATCTTGGTGGTACATTCTCACTTGTCTTAAAAAGACATTTTCAAGGAGAAGGTTTTTATGTAGGAGATGCCTTTGATAATAGGACAGACAATATAGATACTTGGACAGATTTTGATGGTACAGTTGCAAATGAAGCTAATGCAAAAATAGCTGTACGAACTACAACTGATAATCCTAGTAGCTCGCCTACTTACTCATCGTTTAACGATTTTGCTAACGGAACATTTAAAGGGAGAGGGTTTCAATTTAGGATTACATTAAATACAGCAGATACGGCACAGAATATGAATCTACAACAAGCAGGATATACAGCAACAATGCCATCAAGAACTGAACAATCATCTGTTATTGCGTCTGGAGCAGGAGCAAAAGCGGTTACATTTACAGCACCATTTTTTGTTGGAACGTCTGGATTAGGCAATCTTAATAGTTTCTTACCTTCTGTTAATATTTCTCCACAAAACATGGCAACTGGTGATTATTTTGAACTTAGTAGTATATCTGGAACTGGCTTTACAGTTCACTTCAAGAACTCAAGTAATGCTAGTATTGATAGGAACTTTACCTACAGTGCTGTTGGTTTTGGCAAAGGAGGTTAACATGGAGGAAAATAGTATTTAATTGTGGCTGACGTAACTAATTACACTATTGAAAATGCTTCTGGAGCGAATGTAAGAACTGATCTTAATAATGTTTTTGCTGCTATCCAATCAAGTAATTCTAAATCTACTGACCTAGCATCAAGTCAATGTGTAGCTGGTATGCCTTTTTTGAATACCACTACAAATATTTTAAAGATAAGAAATTCAAGTAATGGTGCTTTTACTGAAATAGGAAATATAGATCAAGCTAATTTAGGTTTATTGTCTAAATCTGGTGGCACAATGACAGGTGCGTTGTTAATAGATAATTCTACAAGTGCATCAACTCCAGCTTTAAGTTTTGACGGAGATACAGATTTAGGTTTATTTAGAAAATCTGCAAATGTAATGGGATTTTCTTCTAGTGGTACAGAGCAAATGATTTTTGATGCTAATGGATTAACTCTTCAAGCTCAAAATGATCTTAGATTTGCTGATGCTGATAGTAGCCATTATGTAGGATTTCAAGCACCAGCTACAGTTTCTTCTAGTCTTACTTGGACATTACCTGCTGCTGATGCTGCTGTTTCTGGTTACGCTCTTGTATCTGATGCTTCTGGTACTTTAAGTTGGGCTGCTGCTGGAGCAGGTGCAGTTGGTGGTGGTGGTAATGAAATATTTTGGGAGAATGACCAAACTGTTACGCAAAATTACACAATTACGAATGGTAAGAACGCTGGTAGTTTTGGACCAATAGAAATTCAAAGCGGAGCTACTGTTACTATTGGTGCAGGAGAAACATGGACTATAGTATAAAAATGTATATAATAAACTTAAGTAAAAACATGGAGGGTCGTAGGTAAATAATGGCGTTAAATCTTAATGGTACTTCTGGTATTTCTGGAGTTGATGGATCAGCTTCTACACCAGCCTTACAAGGTTCAGATAGTAATACAGGAGTTTCATTTGGGTCTGATATTGTGGCCTTTAATACTGGAGGAACTGAAAGAAGCAGATTTGATTCAAATGGAAATTTATTAATTGGTAGTACTTCTTATAACGCTGGTGCTTTTGGAGGAAATGCAAGAGGAATAAATGTTGCAGGAATAATGCCACAAGTTTTATTACATGAAACTGATAATGATAAAGATGCTTATATTGGAATAAATAATAGTGAATTTTTTGTGCATACTGGCGATGAGATTGCCATACGTTTTGGTACTAATGATACAGAACGTATGCGTATAAGTTCGGATGGAACTCTTCAAATGACAGGAGATGTTGGAACAGGTGATGCTCAACATTTTAAATTTTTTGCTTCTGGAGATGTTGTTCATCTCAAGACTGGTGGTACAAATGCTGCTAATCATGGAATGATTCAATTTAGAGATGGTAATAATTCTTTTTGTGGACAGATTACAAGTCATGGAACAAACCATACAACAAGTTATGGAACAAGTTCTGATTACAGACTTAAGGAAAATGAAGTTTTAATATCAGATGGTATTACTAGACTTAAACAATTAAAACCATACAGATTTCAATGGAAAAGTTCAGGTGAAACACAAGATGGATTCTTTGCCCATGAAGCTCAGACTGTAGTTCCAGAAGCTATACAAGGCGAAAAAGATGAAGTTAATTCAGAAAATGAACCTGTTTATCAGGGAATAGACCAAAGTAAACTTGTACCTTTACTAACTGCTGCATTACAGGAAGCTGTTGGTAAGATAGAAACATTAGAAACTAAAGTTGCTGCATTGGAGGCTGCATGAGTCAAATCAAACTAAAACATAGCGGTGGAAATGGTGTAATAATTGCAGCACCTAGTTCAAACCCTAGTGCTGATCGAACTTTATTGTTACCTGGTGATGGAAATTCAACTATTGATACGCTGATTAGAGCAGGAAACCCTCTTCAATTTGTAAATTCTACTCAAGCAAGTTTTAGTACGACATCAACAAACACTTTTGTAGATGTTACAGGTGCAACTTTAAGTCTTACACCAACAACGAGTAGCAACAAAATATTACTCATATTTTCCTGTTATATATTTACTAATCTTGTAGGTGGTAATAATGTACGAGGAAACGTAAAGATGTTAAGAGATAGTACACAAATAAATTTTAGTGTCCATGCGGCAGGAGATAGTAGTGGTGGTCTACAAACAAAGCAAACTTGTACACAAATGGTAATTGATGCACCTGGAGATACAAGTGCTCATACATATAAAATGCAAGCCTGTAATACCAATACAAGTTCAACCCCAACTCTGGGTCTTAATGATGCAACTTTCATGGCTTTGGAGATTGCAGCATGATTAACACAAGAATAGAAGCATTAGCATCTTTGGCACCTAATAAACAATGGAGTTGGTCTGGTTCAGATCATTTATATTCAAATTTAAATTGGCTAGATTCAGGAACAGCACCAACTGAATCTGAAATTGACGCAGAAGTTACAAGGTTAAATAATTTAGAGCCAATGAGATTATTAAGAATAGAAAGAGATGTATTATTAAAAAATTGTGACTGGAGAGCTAGTTCTGATTTAACACTTTCTGATAATTGGAAAACTTATAGGCAAGCATTAAGAGATTTACCTGCGTCTGCATCACCTAAAATAGACAGTAATGGAGATTTAGATTTTACATCCGTTAATTTCCCAACGGAGCCAAGTTAATTATGAGCACATTAAAGGTCAACACAATCAATGCTTCAACAAGTGGTCAAGCTGTTGATGTAGACATTAAAAATCCTAAAAG